TACGATTTCTCTATTGATTTCCGCAAGGATCTCAGCAGATAAAATATTCGCAAGTTCTGTTTCAGCATCTAAACCATGGATAGCTTTTAAATCTTGTGCTAATTCCATAGTGTATTCAGCTTTCAGAGCTCTTGATTTAGCAGTTACAGTCGATTTCTCGATTGAAAATGCCATTTCAGCAAAGCTATTTCCAGCAGCATCACCTAGTGCTTCAGCAGCAGCAGTTGACATTCCTGTTCCAGTTGTATAAGTGCCAGCAGGGCTGTCATTTAATAACGCTGGGTTAGTTCCTGAATCAGTAGTAGATGAGAATCCACCTGTTGTAGAACCAGCTTTGTTTCTTCCTGAGAAGTCTGTGTCTGCAGCATCAAATAACGCTTCAGCATTATTGCTTTGTGAATCGTATTTTGCTCTCATAGCGAAGATTAGTCCAGTTGGACCAGTCATTGGTTGTACACCGCAAATATCATATGCGATTAGATTCGGCATTGCTCTTCTTACTAAAGAGATCATAATTGGATCCCAGTTTTGAATGTAAGAAGCATCTGTAGAGTTCTGCGGAGCAGCCTCTGACATAAATGCTCTATCTTCTTTAATTGCTCTCTCTTGGTTTTCCAAGATAACAGCGGTAACCGCTCTCTTATAACTATCCGTTACTTTTGGGAGTTCAGGATGTTCAAGAATCGGTTGCCATTTTTTAACTAATTGTTCAGATAAGTACATATCTTTTTTTTTCTCCCTTTATTTTTTAAAACTCAAATTAATTGAGTCTTTTGTTTTACTGATAGCGGCCGCGTAAGCAGTCATAGAAGATGACAAATCAACTTGCGTTGTTTCGCCTTCGGCAACGTTATCTATTTCACTTTTAGATGAAATTTCTTTTGTTGTAAAGTATGACTCTTTAATAGTCGATACTTTCTTTTTAAACTCCTCAGCATTAGAGTATTCAACTTCTTCAGCTAACTTGCTAAACTTTTCTTTATTTGTGTCCGTTAAATTAGACGCAACAGCAGCAATTATATCTTTTCTAGTAAGTTTGCCAATTTCAGAATTTAGTTTAACGTTAGATTCGATTTGCTCGTTCAATTTCTTGTTAAGCTCTTCGATTTTAGAAGCTTGATCTTCTAACACGTCATATTTTTCGTCTGGAACATTGATGTAATGATCTTCAAATAATTTTTTAAGACCAGTAATAAAGTCCTCAGCGATTTCGCCTTTGATACCTCTTTCAACAGCAATCTCGTTTGATTTCATCCATTCTTCAACTACGTAGTTTAAGTATGAATCAACTTTTTCAACAAGTTCTGCTTTTGTAGAATTAACTTCTTCTTTAAGTTTTTCTTCATAAGAAGCTTGCATTTTCTTTTTAGCTTCACTAACTTTAGATTTAATAGCAGCTTCAAAAATAGTTTTTGCTTTTTCTTTAAATTCTTCAGTTAATTTTTCGTCTCCGATTAATGCTTTAACATCATCAGATAGATCCATTTCTTCTTCTTTTTTAACTTCTTCTACTTTTAACGTTTCGCCAGGAGTTGCAACTTTAGTAACACCAGCTTCTGTGTCTGATTTTTTACTAGCGTCAACATCCGCAGCTTTTGCGTTTTGAGCATCTGAAACTTTTTTATTATTTTTTGTAGCATCTGGAAGCGTGTCTGATGGACTAGTAACAGCAGCACCTAAATCTTGAGCATCATTTTTAAGATGAGTCGGTTCAGCCGCTACAGCGTTCTTTTTTGGAGCATCAGTTATAGTTGTAGATTCTGCTTCAACTATTGTTTGCTTCGTTTCTACATTGTTTTCTGTAGCCATTTGAGAAATCTCCTTTATTTTTTAATTCGAATTAAAAATATCTCTTTTTATAGTGATATTTATAATTGTTATGTTTTCTATTATAATTTACTTAAAAAATCTTTGAATACATTAGCTTTTTTCTCAGCTAATTCAAATCTTTTTGTCTTAATTAGTTCTTGTTTCCATGCGGCAACGTCTTGTTCCACAAGGATTCCATTGTTCCAAACCCACTCTTTATTTTCCATAATGCCTTCTACGAAAGCGTCTGGAGCAGATGGATCAGCCACAATGTCAGCGGCCGTAGCTAAGTAAAAATCTTCTCCTACAAAACTTTGACCATTTCTTTGTACTAAGGAACCCATGCCTCTTGATGAAACACCAAGTTTAGCACCCTCATCAATAAGATTTTTTACGATCTTACCATATGGAGTGTCCATAATTTTTGCTTCACCGATATAGTTTTTTCCTTCTGGATACAACTTTTTAATCATGTGAGAAACTCTCTCTAAATTGACAGTTGGTCCTTCTGGATGACCTAGTTCGCCGAATGCTCTATTTTTATTAATAAATTCTTTATTGTATCTAGTAACTTCTTTATGAAGTACGTTGGTTGGATACACTCTACCGTTACGGTTTTTAATATCTCCTTGTAAAAAGATACCTTTAATTGAATAGTTTTTCTTACCACCGTCAACTTCTTCTATAATGTATTGAGCGTCGTTTATTTCTTCTCTAATTAGTCTCATTTTCCCTCTTAGTTACTTACTATTTATAAATTATCTAAACTCTATTACTAACGTATAATTATCTCCGCTAGCAAAATTTTTAGTTGATAATAATACATTTCCGTTTGGTGTTGTAGCGTTATTTGTTATCTCATCACCAGCTTCTCTGAAGTCAAAAAAGCCTTGACCTGAAAGAAGTAATGCTGTACTATTTGTAACACCAGCCCATTTAATTTCTACAGCTGACTTTAGGTTAGCAGTGTTTACAGAAAACCATACTTTGGCGATTTTTCTATTACCATCTTCTGTCATAAAAGTGGTATTAGCAGCTGTAACTTTTGTTACATCAGTTTCTCCAGTACCATCAGAATAATTTGTTAATTTAATAACGTATTTTATACCTGATGTATCAACTAAAGTTTGTGTTGTAACTATGTCTGCCATAATTTATTATGCGTTCTCAGCAAAACCTATTTTTTGTAACGTTAATAAAATATATCCTGAAGCAGCTACTGTAACGGCCTCAATATCGCCGCCTGTTGCACCTGCGTTTGTAGCTGTATTTTTAATTACAGCACCGTAATAAGTATTTGCACCTGTAACGTCAATTGCGTTTACATCAGAAGATGACCCTTTGAATTGTAATTGAACACGACCTACAATACCGTGATTGATATGTGTGATGTGTAATTTTGCACCGTTAGCGTGGTCACTCAAAGCACTTGCATCAACAGCGGTTGCAGTAGTAGCAGTATCGTTGTCAAAGCTTAGTAATACTTTGGCGTGTGTTTTTGTATCAGATAAAATTGTTGTAAATGTTGCCATAGTTCCTTTAAACTCCTATTTGTTCGTTTATTTCTTTGTCAAAATATTTTTCAATATCTTCTTTTTTTATATTACGAGATGCCACAACTTTTTCTATGGCTTTATCAAATCGTTTTAACACGTCTGTTTGTTCTGTTTCAATTAATCTATAAATCTCTTTAATAGCTTCTTTCATAACAGGCGTTAATTCATTATAAGACTTAGAATCTATAACTCTAGTCTCTTTTACTAAACTACTAACCTTGTTTTTCATTAGCAACAGGTTCCGTTTTAGGTTCTGGTTGAGCAATTTCAGGTTTAGGATCGCTATGTGGTTCCGTTTGAAATAACACACTAGCTAATTCTTTTCTTCTTGCTTCTAAAGCATCACCTACTTTGTTTCTTAAAGCGTCTTTAAAAGCCTCACCAGCTTCAGCCGCTTGTCCTAATGATAACTTGTCAATAAAATTTTTAACTTGTTCACTCATATTTTTCTCCTATACTATATTTATACTATATTGTTGGTTTTTTTGTAGTTTTGTTATCTATATTATCAACATTATCTACAACCTCTTTATCAGAACCTTCTTCACTTATTTGTTTATCAATTTCTTCCATATCTCTATCACTTTGTTTTAATATATTCTTACGAATGTATTTGTGTGAGAAATATTTACCAACATAATTGGCCATACTATCAGCTAAAGCAATACGATCTTTTAACATTTCACTTTCTTTTAATTCAGAAAAATGACCATCTGTTAGGAAATCATAACTAAGACCTGAATGTATTGTAGCCCAATCTTCATCAGCAATAATACCTTTTAGTACTAATTGTGTTCTTAAAATATCACTGAATAGTTCTGTAAATTTTTTTCTTAATCTACCTACAAACTTAGTAAATTTTAATTCATCTCTACTAATTTCAGCGGCTCTTCCTATATTAAAACCAGAAGATGTTTCTAATCTAGTAATTGGAACGTTAAGAGAACGATATAATTTCTTTTGGAAATATTCTATATCAGCAATTTCTCCTAAATTTTGGCCGCCCGGTAATGTAGTGATTTCAGTTCCTCTACCACCTTCTCTACGAGGTAACCAATAATCTTCTAACATGTTCATGTAATTTCTATCATCTCTGATTTCGCCAGTATTGGCATCATAGACAAGTTTATTTCTATAACGTGCCATTACATCTCTTAAATATTGTTCGGCTTTGATTTTAGGTAAATTACCTACATCAATATAAAATATTCTTCTTTCTGGTGCTCGAGCAATACGATAGATAACCATCGCATCTTCAATCATACGTAACTGATTAACAGATTTAATTGCTTTATGTAAATAAGATAATACTTGATTTCTATTTTGATCTACTAATCCTGAGTTAGTATAAGAAATAGTATCTGGAGAAATTCTTACTCCTGAACCGGATGTTCCACCTGAAATACCTCTTTCATTAAATAAAAAGTATTCTTCAAATTCAGTTATCATATCTAAACTTGCTGATGTTCTTGATTTTCTAACTTCTCTTACTTTTTTAATTTTTCTAGGATCAATATATTTTAATTCTACGATACCATTTCTAGGATTTTCTCTATCAATAACTTTTTGATAATACATACGACCATCTACATACCATCTTCTAAAGATGTCGTGGCCTTTTGTGTTGAAGTCCATTAAACGTAAAATGGTTTTAAATTCATCTTCTATTTTTCTTCTTACTTCAGGACCAAATGGTAAATTGGATAAATCAGGAGTAACAGAATCTCTATTTTCATTTACAACAATAGCTTCATTAACGATATCGTCTATTGCTGTGTCGCACTCTGGATGTAATGAAATTTCTCTATAACGTCTTACTAAGTCCGCCTCGTTTTTAGATGTACCTTCTAAATCTAAAAATTGTCCAAAAGCACCACCAACAGCAGAGACGGTTGTTGCGCCATCGTCAGCAGCAGGTATACTAAAACTTTGTTTGGGGTCTTGTTCTCGTTTTTTTCGTGTGATCGAAAATCCAAATAGATCGGCCATAATTTATATCCTTTTTACACCACATTTATGTTTGAGAATTGAGTGATGTTTTTGTTTCATAATATTATTTATAAGTCTAAAAAGAGCCGCTTTTAGGCGGCTCTTCTTAATATTAACTACTATGTAGTAGTATTTGTTTCAAAGTATTGGTATGCGAATGTAACAACAAACTGTTCGATTGCTGTTTGTTCATCATAAGATAAATCAATAGCACCGATATCTTTTGGAAAAAGACCTCTAAGTGTGTATGATTTAATAACGTTACCGTTACGATCTAAATGATCTACAAACGAATCTACTTGATAATCAGCTGGATTTGTTAATCCTTCGTTATCAGTCATATTGTTGATACCATTTTGCCATCTTTCAAAAGCATTTCTTAATTTGAAGTTTGAATCGTTATAAACTGTAACAGTCCAATCCGCAAATGTTCTATCTCCTGCGATTTTGATTGATCGACCTCTAAACTTAACGTCAACCTCACCAAGTGTCATAGCAGGTATAGTTGTTGCTCTACATAAGAAAGCAAGATCTTCTATTTCGCCACCAACTTGAGCATAACCTGGGAAAGGCATTACTACCTTAAACTGGTTAGCACGAGCGCCGCCGCCAGAAAGTTTAGCTTTGAAGTCATTAATGTTTGCCATTTTTTTGTTCTCCTATTCTAAATTATCCTGCTATTTCTGAAAAAGAAACACCAGTTCTGGTTGCTATAAACGATAATGTAATAAAGTTGATACTTCTAGCAGGTTTAACATATATTTCTGCTACAAATTCATTTCTATCAATTACGTCGCCTGTATTATTCGTTTCATCACAAACTACTAAAAAGTCTGTAAGACCACGTCTACCTTGTACTTCTCGTAAGAATGGTTCAACGATATTTCTAAAGTTTGCTCTAGTAAACTCGTCATTAAATTCAAACAATTGGAACTTAGCAGCTGTAGATATTGCTTTTTCTAAAGTGATAAACAATCTTCTAACGTTTATTCTATCAAATGCAGATGGAGCACTTAATCCTGTTTTATCTCCAAACAGTACAGTACCTTGACCAGGGAAAGTTACCACTGGATTGATTCTGCTTCTGTATAGATCATCTCTTTGAGTTTTATTAGGATTGAATGCTAACTTAACCGCACCTCTAATATTACCACGGTTGTAACCGGCTGGTGAATACCAAGAGTCAGCAATTAAATCAGTTCTAGCCGCAAGGCCAGCCAAGTCGCCATTTAATGGAACGTATCTGTAAACATCATTGTATCTGTCATATTGATACTTGTATCCACTATCAAATACAACATAAGAAGATGATCTGATACCAGAGTAAGTACTGATGACATTAGTACTTTGAGTGTTATTAGATGTTACATTAACAACGTCTGATCTCAAAGGAGATACAAACGCTATAGCGTCTTTTCTATTTTCTGCTATTGTAATCATATTGTCAATGTGAGTTGTATTACCTGAACCTGCGATAATTAAACCTACATCTACTGTTTCAGCGTCTAAGAATTTTTGGTACGCTGTATATTTTTGACCAACTAACACATCCATTGTTGCGGGAGTAGTACCATCACTACCACCAGAAAGTGCTTCAGATGTTGGTGTAGTTACTGCTGTGTAAGTTACGCCTGCTGCTGCAGATCCCCAATTAGATCCTGAAGCATTATGATCCATCCAATATACGTATTGAGATTTACCAAATAAAACATCCACGTAGTAATTAGAATCACCTTGTGGAGTTTTTGCGTCAGAAGCTTTTGATAATTTAGAATAAGTTTCTAAAATTGAACCTGGAGTTCCTGAAATAACACCGTTTGTGTCTATAACAATTACGTGTATTTCATCATTAGAACCACCTCTAGCAGATGCGTAAGGTGAAGTTCCTGGAGCGCCAGCTACTAAATCATAATATCTCCAACGTCTCCTTACTTTAGCTCCTGTAACTACAGCGGCATATAATCCACCTGTACCTGTTTCAGCTCTAACAAAACTAACGCTTGGTGAAGAAACAGCAGTTACTCTATATTTGTAACCATTGTAATCAGTACCATCGGCTGTATCAGAAAATTCTAATATATCGCCTACGTTAATACCTGTAGTTGAAGATAATGTTAATGTTGTGTCGTTTACGTTAATTGATCCGTCATTTACTGTAGTTAAACCATCTTGTTGATAAGCTGTTGCGCTTGGACAAGTTGCTACTGTTAAACTATTACCCCAAGAACCTGCTGTTTTAGAAGCAAAAGTTCCTACTGAAGCTTGTCCAGTGGAATAGTTATTAGTATAGTCAGAACTATTTTTTATTAAAACACCACTACCATTTGAGGTAGCGTTTTTAAGACTTACGTTAGTTGCTCGTACTACTCTTAATGCGTTAGAGTATTGTAGAAAGTTTGCTGCGCTAAACCAATCTTCAAAATTATCTGAATTTGGTTTGCCAAACGTATCTACTAATTCTTGTTCGCTAGAAACCGTTACGATTTCATCAAGTGGACCTTTAGAGAATCTAGCTGCTATAGCGCCTACCGAAGTAGATACAGCAGGAATAATTCTTGTTAAGTCTCTTTCCTGTACGAGAACACCTGGTGATACTTGAAATGCCATTAGGTTTTCTCCTTTTTAATTAGCTAATTTTAACATATATAATTCAAAACTCGTATTATTCATACGCCCATAGTCAAAAGTTATCATACGTGTATCTATTTATAAAACACGTAATTTTCACTATTTACTGGTAATCTTCACCTTTTCTTATATGAACAGGATGCCATACTTCTCCATATTCATCTTTAAAAGATTGAGATTCTGGTGGATCAATACCATCATCAATAAATCCAAATGGCGCCATATCCTGTTCTATGATATTAGATTGTTCTTCATATAACTTAGAACGAACATCAGAATTACTTAATTCTTTAAAGTATGTCTGGTTTGATAACCAACCAAATATAATAAGACAAGTCATTAAATCATCATTACAACCTTCTTCGGCCATCCAAGAGTTGTGTCGTCTAGCAAACGTTGACATCTCTCCTATGATATTAAAATCATTAATAATAATTTTATCTGATTCCACAATTGTTTTTAAATTAGAACAACCAATTTTTTTAATCTGTTTGGTCATACGAATACCTAATTGACTTCCTCTACCACTAAATCCTGTACCTAATACTTGGCCAGCTCTACCTCTTTGTGTAGTCATCAATACGTTGTCATATTCCAAATCAAAATGTATAGCATCTGATATTTGTCCACCTAAATCATTTACTTCTACTAATACGTGGGCTCTATTAAAGGCCTTACATGTTTGTTCTATAATATTAGGAAACACTAAAGGTTTAATTTCATTGTTACGATATTTGGCCACAACTTTATATGGCATCTGTGTAACATCAAATATAACAAAAGCAGAATAGTCTTTTGTAATACCTCTTGCTACGTCAACAGTACAAACATAAATTTTGTTTTTATCTGGCCTTTCAAATATATCTAAGCCGCCTCTTGACTCTAATGGTGGAACATAAGGCATTGTTTTAATTTTAGCTGGAGATATAAGAGTATCAATAGATCCTAAAAATTCACACTCAAACTCACTAGCAAACTGTTCTTTACTTGTATTACGTATTGTTTCTTCTTTCCATTTTTCATCACGGCCTGGAACTTCTGACCAATGAACGTCTACCGGAATATAATCATTTAATTTGTTTATAGAATCAGTCCACAATTTATAGTACATATTCATTCCGTGAGGAGTTGATACTATAACCATTTTAGTATTCTTACCAGAAGATATAGTAGGAAAAACCGAACTAAAAAATTGTTCAGCAATAGTTGCTGGTACGAAAGCAAACTCGTCTAAAAATATTATGTTATAAGAACCTCCTCGAATGGCACTTGAAGATGTAGCAGCGGCCACTATCTTACTACCATTTTCTAATTCAATACTACCTTTATTCCAGTTTAATACACCTTGTTGTAAAAACTTTGGTATATTTTCATAAGCTAATTGTAAACGACCTAATATATCTCTAGCTGTAGAGGATTTGTTGGCCAATATGGCAATGTTACAGTTTGGATTAAACAAAGCATAGTGAAGTAAATAAGATACAATAGTTGTTGATTTACCTGATTGTCTAGGTAGTTTACATATAGTAAAACGATTATTGTGTATTGTGCCTACTATTTCTTTTTGAAAGTCATACATTTTAAAAGGTACCAAACCTTCGTCTAAAGAAACAATCTTTACATAGTTCTGAATAAAATATAAAGGGTCTTTAGAACACTTAGCAAATTCTTCAATTTGTTCTTGTGTAAATTCTACAGTAACATTTACCTTTTTTAAATTTGGATTACCTAGATATACTTCACTCATTAACTATAATTCCTTCTATATGTGTGTAACCTAATTCTAAAGCAGCTTTTATTCTTTGACTGCCTTTAAAAACACTATATTGTTTTTCAATATACGGCATACCATTAGCACCTACACGTGATATATTATTGATCGTATGTTTAATTACTTGTATAGGTTCATTCATATCTTCTCCGTTTAATAACTCTTGTAAAGGAGTCATTGTACTTATAAAGGTTAAATCACTTATCTGAAACGTCTGTTTGTTCAGGTAACTTTTTGTTGCTTTTAATATCTTCATTTGATTTCAACATTTGTTGTAACTCTTTTGTACTCCCTACGAACAAAGCATTTTTAATTTGTGGTGAAGCAGTCTTAGGCAAATCTTTTAAATCTTTTAATTTTTTTTGTAAATCTTGTAACTTATCTACTGTACTGGCCACATTTGATATAAGTTGGCCGGCAACTTCGTAGGCACGAGGATGTTGTCCTTCTTTAGCAATCTCTAAAATGCCTTCAATAGCTTGTTGGCCTTTTTCAATTAGATTATAATAATTCTCTCTACTATATTCGTAGTCGTTATCTATATCCGCTTTAGTAGTATCAGTAATTCTAGGTACAGGAGGATTATCTACTTTAATAATAGACTCTAATGTAGGTTTTTCTGTAGATTCAATACCTAATATTTCATTTACTTTATCATCAAGTTTACTCATAATACTATTTATTACTTATTTTATTCGTCTGTATCCGTAGTTTTGTTATATTTCTTACCATCAGAAAATGTCTCAATAGTGGTTGTAAATCCAAAGTCATCATTAGCATCTGCGGTAGTTGGATTAGGCACTATTGTAATTCTTTCTTCTCTGGCCTTATCTACTGTATTCGTATTACTATAAATGTCTGATTGAGTAGAAAGTATAACTTTTTGTGTAGAAGCTGGACCAAACAGATATGTTTTAGCAGTAAAGTTTAATGTGTAAATAACCGCTCTTCTCGTAACAAAATCTCCCGTATAACTATCTTCGTAATTAACATTATTTAAAACTATAGGCACGTCTCTTTTAATATCTAATTCTGGTAATAAATTTATTGTAACAGTATAGTCTGGTTGGAAATAAGGTAATATTTGTTCTACAATTTGTAAGCCATTTTCGGCAGTTGCTGTAAATATGTTTAGAGTATAGTTAATATTGTAAGGCACTGGAGTATAATTAAAATTAACACCTGTATTAGTAGATGTTTTTGGTGTTCTTAATTTTTGAACTCTTGTTAATTTTCTACCAGCATCATAAACAATACCTGTTATTTCAAAACTCATACGAGGTAATACAATAGCAAACTCTCTATCTTGTAAATCTTTTTGTTGATCCAAACGAACTAAAAACTTTTCTTTTGGTCCATAGGCCAATGGTACAGTTATACTTTGAATCTGATTGCCACTAGTATCGGCCTTTTTAACTTGTATCTCATTAAAGATTGTTCCAAAAGCAACAGTTAATTTTCTTAGGCCTTCATTGTAATAAAAATTTCCAAACATTAATAGTCTCCTGGCTCACCAAACGGATTTGTTTCCGAAAAGTCTAATATATCATCAGCTGTTGAAGCAGTATCAAATCCAGCTTCATTATCTAAATCATTATTATCAGCATAAGTTGAATTTATAGTTTCACTAAATGTCTCTAACAAGAAATAGTTATTATCAGTATTTACAGTATCATTTTCTAATAATAAAGCGCCTGTTTCATTTTCTAAAGAAATATTATGGTCTATTTGATTTAAAGTGTAGATATCTTCTTTTTCGTCAATTGCTTGTACACCTGTTTCTAAATCCTCGCTTGAGTATTCCCAACGAGTTACTCTTAATTTGTAAACTGGTAAATTTCCTAATTGAAAGAAAGGTTGTTGATCTTCTACAAACTGTATTTCAAAAAAACTGTTCATTAAAGGCATATAGATTATATCGCCTTCATTTGGTCGGCCTTCAGCAATCATAGTTGATCGTGAACTTACCAATTCTTCAAATCTTCTTTTAGAAACCATGAATGTAGTATCTTCACGTATTTCTAAACCAAACTTATTAATTATTTCTTGTTGACCTAAGAATCCTTCGCTAGTCTCAAAATACATTTCAACAGGTAAAGCGTTTTTAAATTTACTAATTACATCTTCACCTAAAATAATATCTTTGTTAACTAGAGTTCTAGGCATATAGTAAACCATGTTACCATATATCTTTAGACCTTCTATGATTAAATCTTCGTGGAGTCTTTGTTCAGAAAGATTACCTATTCCATTTCCCGATTGAAAATATGGATTCATTACAACCATACATTATCCTATCATAAATGTTGGAGCAATTTCGTAAGAGTCTCTTATTTCTTTTTC